CAAAGAGTTTACAGCGATCAAGGTAAATCACCTACGCTCACTGCATCAAACAAAGAACAGATGATTGAGACTAAGCCAAAAATGGTGGGCAGAGATAACACTCCTGGACATGACATACTGAAAAGAGTTTACAGTGAAGATGGTAAATCACCTACTATTACAGCTCATGCAGGTAAAGGCACAGTGCCAAAAGTAGAAACTAAACCAAAAAAAGCATATGACATACCTAGAGAGATACTTAAAGACAACGAAAGGCAACGTAGGGTCTATGACCCAAGTGGTAAGTCGCCTACGATACTTGGCAGAAGCGACAGTCCTAAAGTAACAACACCCAAACAAGTAGGTGTTGCTGTAGATATAAAGGGACACGATCAAATCAAACGAGTCTACAGTCCAGAGGGTAAGTCGCCCACAGTAACAACCTGTGGTGGTGGTCACAGAGAGCCAAAAGTAGTAACTGGTGGTGCTTTTCGTGGTAGAGCCTATGATAAAGATGGTAAACGCATGGATAAAAATGGTGTATCAGTTGCAAATAAAACAAAACAGATGCTTGAACTACGTAATGATAATAAGTCAAACGCAATAACGACAGTCGGCAAAGATAGTGTTGTAGCACATGAAGATCTTACCTGGAGGAAGCTCTCGCCTTTAGAGTGTATGCGACTTCAGACAGTGCCTGACGATTATCTGATGCCTGTATCAAATTCACAAAAATACAAACTTTTAGGGAACGGCTGGACTATAGAAGTAATAAAGCACATATATAAAAACATGGATCTATAGTATTAGCCAATACATAAAATATCGTGTTATGATGCGATATGTCAAAAATTGTTGAAATAAAACATAAGCAAGGCAAACCAACCTTACAAGAGGTAATCAGCAGACTCGATGGCATGTTTAATAACATGGTTTATCGGGGCGAAGAACGTTTGAACATTGTCCTAGCTAGTCTAAGTTTTTGCATTTCTCAGCTATGTTTAGAGCTTGGTGATAAAGAAGTTTCTAAGTTAGTTGATGAACTTTTAGAGCAATATATTGACAAAACAGCCAAGAAATAGATTTTTGTCTATTATTGTCAAAATAAAATGACAGCTAAAAACGTGATAAGAATGGGCTTTTGACGAATATTTTATTTTTTACATTTTTGTCACAAGAGAATAACTAAAACTCTCTAAAAATATTAGAAAATACTTGACTAGGTTTACTCTTATCAAGTATCCTCTCAATACACTTTAGGATAAAGTGGGGATAGCTAGTATATAAATATCGCCACGACTAATATGCGAACATGGGACATAGAAAGAATAAATTAGAATATGAACCTATCATCTCTTCAGAAGAAGAAGCTCCAATTGAATACTGTAACCTAGACGAAAAGCTCAATCGTAGACAACGAAACTTTATCTGGATCGCAGTAAATAATCCTCGTTTATCACTTGTAGAGTGTGCTCATAAGGCAGGCTATACGTCTCCACGCCAGATGGCTAATAAATTAATGAGTAAGCCTATAATTCGCAAAGAATATAACTATTTGATGAACCAGGCTAAAAAGAAATACGAACTAAACTATGATCGGGCTGTCCAGGATCTGTATGATATTCGGGACAAGGCGATAGAAGCAGGTTCGTTTAACGCTGCAATTTCTGCCCAGAACTCCCTGTTAAAAGTCGGGGGTTTAATCGTGGATCGTAAAGAGGTTATGTTCGGGAAAGTTGATCAAATGAGTCGGGAAGAAGTTGAAAACAGACTTAAACAACTCATGGGTAACGTTGTTGAGGCTAGTATAGAAAACAAGCAGCCAGATCCTCCCCCGGCAAATAATGATACTGAGATTGAAAAGGAAGATAAAGAAGGCGTATCAGAGTAAGAGGAGAAGTATGAAAAATTTATGTGAAATTTATATACAGCTTTCGGACACGCCTAGCCCGATTATATGTTAAGAATTTTATTTATTCAAGAACTTATCTAAATGACGAAACAAAGCCCGTTTATTGGTAAACCAAGCTGTGTGTGTAATTTTGTTGTCCTGTTGGACTAGATAACCAACAGTAAAGCAGACTTGATCACCTAGGGGGGTGTAATCCAAGTCATACTTTACTGGGTCATAAGAGACTATTTTGATGCGATATCTATTCTTCATCAGTTGGATTAGATGCAAAGTAAACAAGTGCATATACTCCAAGCGTGATATAAAAGACTGTATCAATCATCTCCACATTTCCTTGTAAAGATTTTTAGATACTCTTATTTCTCCAATACTAAAAGCATAAATACTATCATTCATGACTTCTATCTTGATTTCATTGTTGGCAATAGCAGTAAGTAAAACTTCTGCGTCATTCCCGTCAAAGGTATCAAGCCAGTCAGATACTTCGGTATTAGTTATTACGTTGGACATTTATGTTTACTCCCTTTATTTTTTCGTCTACTAATTTATTAATTACTTTTTGCAAATCTTTTTCTGGTATATATGCGAAAAGTATATCCATAGCTTTTTGGTTATATTTACTTACATTAAATATTTGTTTTTTTAATATACTCCAAGATTTATCCAACTCTTTTTTTGCTTTTTCATCACTAGAGATATTATCCTCAACATAAGAAATTAAAGCATTTTCAATATCTAATAATGCTGTTGCTACTTGATTAGTTAAATTATGATGAGACATTTTTCGTGTCCTCTATCATAATTTTTCTAACTGGTGTATCGGGGTGACAATAGTCGTCATACTCGTCCTCATATTCTGATACGAAATCTACCTCAAACTCATGTTCGAGAGGTTCTAAAACATGGTCGGCATTATTGCCACCATAACGATACAAATCAATAACATTGTTTGCTTTATCTAGTGAAAAATGTATATAAGAGCCACAATAAAAATATTGTTTGTCTTTTGTTTGCACAACTTCAAAATCTAAGTCTTTTAAAAACTCACTCTCTTTAATTGCTTGTAATGGTATTGGTTTGGTTGGTCTGTAATATGTTGACATGGTTAAAATCCTCCTCTAAATAAATAAAATAATGCTTTTAAACGCCACTCGGATAAGTGGCGTAGGTGTTTTGGTATCTTACGATAATCTATATTGCTCATACTGACTCCTTTAAATATTTAGCAAAATCTTCACGCTCTTTTGCATACTCTTCATTAGTAAGAACTCCGTATTCTTCTCTTGACTGTTTGAGTATTCTAAGTGTTTCTAAACCACGATACCCATCATCTCCAATAGCCAAACATACTGCTTCCATAACTTCTGCTTCTGTATATCTAGCCATTATGCTGACTCCTCTTGTAAGTGAATGTTAGTTAATACATCAACTAAAGGTTTAAAGTCATTTTCTATAAAATCTTTATCCAGTATCTCATAGTCGTCACCAACTTCCATACCCTTGCATACATACCATTGACCACGCCTAAAAATATAGATCCACTCTATATCCCATTGAATATCCTTCAGATATGAATGTAATGAATGATATATCATTGGTGGTTCTTGGTTTGCTCTACCTTCTAACGAATCTTTTAAGGTAGGTTCAAGACCAGAAAAATAACCTTGATTGGCTAACTCTTCTGCTTTTTTTGGTGTGTTGTAATTCTCATTGAGTATTACACCGTTATATTCTGGGTATCCGTCATAATGACAATAAGTTACTACGACTTGCCCGTTTGGTCGCTCATAAGCGATATTACTTCTCGTTCCCATTTTGTATACCTCCTATAGTATTATATATGGTTTATCCAGTGTGGTTAGTGAGAGGCACGGTTTAGTTCTTATCTCCCTTTCATACTTAACTTGCAGTTATCATATATTGATAAGCAAAGATTTTACAAAGTCGCGTAGCCTAACCACTATTTAATGATACTATTTGTAACCAATATGTCAAGCATTATTGTAAACAATATGTATCTAATTAATATTGTAGTGTTTATTTATATGTAGGGATTTTGAGGATTAATCGCATTTCTCTTGTCTCTCGCTCTCTCTTCCAAAAAAAATCATGCATAAAATGGCTATAAAGCCAGTCGGGTCGGGCAGTCGGGTTGTCGGGATATTGTGTCGGGTCGGGTCGGGTTGAACTATACACATAATATAACACAGGATCACAGATCCCTGGGAGGTGTTGCTGCAGATCGCTGCCGTGTGCCTGGGAAAAGCTCTTTCAAATAAAAGATACATTTTGTAGACAACAGGTATAAAAAGTATTAGAATATACTTTTACTTAAAAGGAGGAGAGATTGAAATTATCAACAAAAGAACTTGCCATTGTTAGCAAACTAATAGACTTAAACTATGAGTATTTTCAAGCTAAGAAAATACACAATCCTATTAAAAACCAAGTAAATGACAATTTAGATTGTTATGAATCAGATGAAGAATTTCAGTTGACGCAAAAAGATTTTGTTAATTTGAGATATAAGATTGAGAATTTTTTTAATCAGTAGGAGGAGAGATGAAACAAATTAGAAAATTTGAACAAGAAGCCATAGTCAATCAGATTATGGAGGGTGTGAATGAAAGACTTGATAGCAAAATAGAAAAAGCTAAAAAGTCTAAAGAGTATAAGGCTATAGCTAAAATGCACGACAGCGTTGCCAAGCTACAAAGTTCTATCGACAGAATGGTTGATGCGAAGAACGAAGAAGTGCAGACACTAAACGAGCAGATAAAAAAGTTTAATAACTTTCATACAGTTGAGAATATTGGTATTACTACGATTGGTTATAACAACCAAGACTTATCATGGTGGAAACATGATTGGGAATTTAGAAATAGTGTAGCTGACAAACTTGCTGTTGCTTTAATAGAACCAAATGCACAGGAAAGAATTAAAGAAATCATAGTTGCTATTGCTAGTGAGGTATCTTAATGTAGTTTGTTCCTAGACTAATAAGCCCGACTTCGTGTCGGGTTTTTTATGTCGGGAGTCGGGGTTCATTTTTACTTGCTAGTGCGTGAGTGAAACACACATATAGGAACACAGGGATCCAGAGCTAGATCCAATACCCAGGCAGCGATCCACGGCGGTGGTTGACATTTTGTATCCAAAGGGTACAATGAGCTTTTACAAATTAGGAGAAGTAAATGGATAAGAAAGACCTGGAGAGGTTACTCAAAGAATGGTTTCCTAAGGGGAGCACAGCTTACACATCAATTAGACATGTTGCACAATCTGGAATGAGCAGACACATAAAAGTATTTGCAACACCCAAGAAAGGTGTAATTCAAAATGTCTCTGGTTATGTTGCAGATTACCTGGACTGGCGTTATACAAACAAAGAGGCTGTTTTCGTTAGTGGTTGTGGAATGGACATGGGGTTCCATTTAATATATACACTGTCACGCGTGTTGTATAATGACGGTTATGCGATAAAGCAATCATGGGTATAAATGGATACCCTCTTCTTATTAACGGTTGGCGTGTATGTGGTGGTGTTCCTAATGTCGGGTCGGGCGTAAAGTAGCTTTCATGAACGACTCAACAGCCACCACAGAAGCCTTACACAAAGAGGCAGAAAGATCTACTAGGGTAGATCTGGGTTATGTCGGGTACTGTCATCTCGGGACAGCTCGGGTTTGGAGTTCTACTTACGAAGGATGTAACACAGAAGCCCTGGAGTTTATGCAGCGAGC